TGGGGCTAGCCAATGTAGGACATGCTGTATCCGTAGCTGCAGCTATGACATTTTGCTCACTAATTGATGCACTGTCATCGGCTAATAACTGAAAATCTCCAGTACTGCCAATTTTGTCATGTAACCCAGCAGAGTCGGCAGTGCCTACATCGGTTTGTGGAGCATCGCCAGATGAAGATGCTGCAAACCTATGGTAAACAACAGCTTTGTTACTTGACTTAACTCTAGTAGTTGCCATTAATCAACTGCTAAAAACTCTACTGCGATATGATCATCAACACCAGCAGCTGTACCATCTCCTTCATAAGACTGAACCTTGATTTTTGAACAATCTAAAACATGAGTAGTCATACCAGTTCCACCTATGCTCATCATAAACGCTTCACCGGGGGCTAAAAATGCTAAATTATTAGTTGTGGTATTAACCAATGTAACTAAAACATGATCACCAGTAGTAGCAGCAGTTGCTCCTAATGCAGTAGCACTACTAAATACCTTTCCAGTATTCTTTATTATGATAAAAGATGCTGTCGCTTCAGATGTTACTTGCGTTGCAGAGTTATCTTGTGCGTTGATATAAGTATGTGTACCTGATGTTCCAGTATCTCCTCCAATGCCTTGGGTAGTATTTGTATTCTGATAATTTGTTACTACAGCAGAGCCAGAGCCTCCAAGAGACTTGCCTATTTCACCAGCTATTATATCACTAGTAGCCGCTCCATCTCCAGATGTTAAAGTCTCTACTGGGGTGGCACTAATTGAGAATTCTATTCTGCTTGCCATTTTTCTCTCCTTTTATTGTTGTTGAGCTGCCACTTGAGCAGCCATTGTTCTATCTATCATTTTAGAATTATTTGCAATGTAAGAACTTACTTCATTTACAGACCATTTGTAGTATTTATCAGCTTCAGCCTGATAGTGTTGAGCTTGCTGAGCAGTCATAGTGGTCTTTTGAGCTTGGTTTCCTATACTTGCTTGAAATTTTTGAACGTCTGCTGTATATAGTGCTATTTTATTTTGGTACTCTTGTACGTTCTTACTAAGAGTATTTGTATAATCTTGTAATTCCTTATTGATAGCTTGCTGATAGCCATTTAATTCAGCACTATACCTTTGAATATCGGCACTGTATTCCTGCACATCTTGCTGAAAATCTTGAATAGCGTTTTGTAAGGCAACTTGAACGTCCTTTGTTAAATTTGCATTATTTATAGCTATATCGTTTTGAGCATTTTGTACTGCTTCTTGTATATCCTTTTGAAGATTCTGAGCTTTACGTTGGATATCCTCTTGATACACAACATTATCTTTATTGAATTCATTAAGCTCATTCTGGATATCTGTAGAAAACTTTTGAAGATCAGTAGTCCTTTCAGCTTGCCATACTTCAAGATCGCCTCTCAAGTTTGCATCATATTCTTGAATTTGTGTAGTGACTTGGAATTGATAATTTTGGAGATTGGTTTGGTACACTTGAAACTTACTGTTATTATCTGCAATCAATGCCTGCATTTGATTTTGTGCGTTTTGTAATACATTTGCTTGATCTTTTTGAAGATTAGTCTTCTTTACATCTATCTCAACTTGAAGATTTTGAGAGGCTGTCTCCATATCGTGGTTAGCTTTTGTTACAGCCTCTTGAAACTCAATCTGGTACCGTGCATTCCCTTTATTAAATTCGTTTAACTCGTTTTGAATATTAGACTGATACTCTTGTAAAAGGCTTGCATAGTCGTTTCTGTATTTTTCAAAATTCTGCGTCCACTCCTCTTGAGTCCATTTCTGAATAATAGCACCTACTTCTGCTTGATAAGCTGACAATTCATTTTGATATTTATTGATATTCTTACTATCTGCTGCATCTGATAAATCTGCATTTTTAATACTTATCTGTAATTGTGCCTGATATACCGCATGTTCTTTATTAAACTCGTTAAGTTCATTTTGGATATCAGAGGCATACTTCTGGAGTTCACTATCGATATTTTTATTCCAAATAACCAACTCTTTTTGAAGTTCATTAATTGTGTATTCTTGAACTTCCTTATTAATATCTGCTTGGTAGGTTTGAATCTCACTAGCATACTTCTGAAGTTTTAAAGAATACTCTTGAGAATCTTTATTTTGAAGATTTGTTGCCTCTTGGATTCTCTCTTGTAAATCATTCTGGAAAATTGATTGACCTTTATTAAAATCATTTAACTCATTCTGAAGGTCGGCTTGGTAAGTTTGTAATAAACTAGCATAGTCTGTTTGATACTTTTGAAAACTTTGAGTCCACTCTTCGTTTACCCATTTTTGTACAATAGCACCAACTTCTGTTTGGTATGCTGTTAACTCAGCTTGGTATAATTGGATTTTCTTTGATTCATTACCATCACTTAAATCTGCATCTTTTAAATCTTTTTGCAACTTAGAAGTATATTCTATGCTTTCTTTATTAAAAACATTAAGAGCGTTTTGTATATCTACTCCGTATTTTTGGATTGCTGTCGCATTTTCTTTTTGCCACGCTTCACATTCTGCTTGGTTTCCCTGCACCACTCTAGATACGTTTGCCGAATAAGAGCTAATTTCTTGTTGATAATTTTGGATTTTTCTTGCTTCGTTTGAGTCACTTAACTGTGCTTCTTGAATATTCTTCTGTATAGTGGCTTGGTAAATCTGTACTTCTTTATTGAAATCATTAACAGAATTTTGCATATCAGATGTATAAGTTTTTATTAAATTATCATAATCTGTTCTATATTTCTCAAAATTCTGAGTCCATTCTTCATTAACCCACTTTTGAATTATCGAATTAGTCTCTGCTTGATAGGAAGATACTTCAGCTTGATACTTAGAAAGCTCAGACTGGTATAACTGCGCACCTTCTTGGAAATTCTGTAAAGCATTATCTGCAGCAATCTTTTGATTTTTATCTAAATTAGCTTTCTTAGTAGTATATGCATTTTGTGCATTCTGGACTGCTTGCTGTATTTCTTTTTGAAGATTAGCATTTTTTCTTTGTATGTCTTCTTGATAAATGACGTTAGTTCTATTGAACTCATTTAATTCATTTTGTATATCACTGCCATATTTTTGTAAATCTGTTTGCCTACCTGCTTGCCAAGCTCTAGTATCACCTTCTAGGTTTTGCTGATACTCTTGGACTTCTTTACTCACTTCAGCTTGATACTTCTGAAGATCATTTGAATACTTTTGCAACAACATAGATTCATCAGATTGATCTAACTGTGCATTTTGAATAGCAACCTGTAGTTCTGCTTGATAAGCTGCGTTTTCTTTGTTAAATGTGTTTAATTCATTTTGAATCTTACCTTGAAATTCATTTAAACGAGTGTCTATTTCTCTTATTTTAGCACTTGCAAGCTCTACATCTTCTTCAGTATCAATGTATGTCACTACTTGTGCAAAATCTGGAGATACTACTGGGCCTGTATAAGTAGGAGCAGGCTGACTAAAAGACACAGAATTGTCAGTTAGTCTAGGAGCAACAGGAGGACTAGCCGTTATTGTCAAATTAGATATTGTAGGAATATCTTGTAATGATACAACTGGCTTTGTGTAAGTTGGTGCAGATGCACTAAGTGCAGACATATCACTTATACTTATGAGAGGCTCAACAATATCAGATATACCAGTTACGTCATCATAAGTAAAACTAGGAGAACTTGGAGGAACTGGCATAGATGGCAATGTCAAAGAACCAACAGCCCCTAAAGTTGGTGATGAAAAAACTGGCCTAGTGTATGTAGGGGCTTCAGATGAAAAATCTGCTACGACTTGGGCGGAGACTTGAGGTCTTACGGGGGGACTTGGGAAAACCCAAGAAGTAGCAGGGAAACTTGTCAATGATACAACGGGCTTAACATAAGTCGGTGCTGTTCCCGTGATTGTAACAGATTGAGCTGATACATCAGGCTTAACAGGTATGCTAGGTAATGTAAGGCTTCCAACTGAATCTAGTGTTGGTGCTGATAAAGATGGTTTTATATAAGTAGGCGTTGCAACACCAACAGCAATAGCACCACTATCAATAGATGGAGTTTCTGGAGAAACTGGTGCAACTGAATTAATGTCTAAATCTGTTATACTAGGGTTACCCGTTAAACTCAAAACTGGTTTAGTATAAGTTGGCACAGGCTCAGAAAAACTAACAGTAGTTGTACTCAAAGAAGGTGAAACAGGAACACTAGGTAATGTGATACTTCCAACTGAGCTAAGAGTAGGAACTGAAAAAACAGGCTTAATATAAGTAGGGGCATTTCCACTAACATCTATCAAACTAGGAGCTGTCATAGTTCCCGTAAGTATATCCGAAATAAAAGCATCATTATAGACAATCATTTTAACCGGAGGTGAAACTGGTGCTACAACATTAACACTTAAATCTGTAATCGTAGGAGCTGCTTCTAAAGAAACAACCGGCTTAGTATAGCCTGGGGCAGATGCAGATAAAGCAGCCATATCAGATATTGCAATTAAAGGCTTAACTATATCAGATACACTAGCATCTGTGTAAGTAAAACTTGGAGAAGAAGGGGCTACTGGGGTAGAAACTGAAATTGTTAAGTCACTGCCAAAACTAGGACTGCCAGGAGCTACAGGAACATCAACATCTACCCAATCTGTAATCTTCCCACTAGCTAACTTTGTAAATTCAAGAGAACACACTCTATAAATAACTGCATTCCTTAAATCACAATCATCATCTAGTTTAGAATAGTCTAGATAAAATATATACCCAGCATTAGAACCATCAGTTACAGGAGCAAAATGTACTGCCCCTTGTTTATGATAAAATTTAGGATATTTAGCTGTTGCATATCTTAAACTTGTTGAGTCCAATGCCCATATTGCTTCTGACATTGGTATCTCTCGACAACTATATCCATTTCTTTGGACATCTACTATAGAATCATTGATTGAAAAAGAAATTGCACTTCCATCCGTAGACGGAGATGAAGCAGTTTGTGCAAATAGTAATAAATCTTTGGGGATACTAGAAACGACAAATCGCTGACCATCTTCTATACTATAAGTGCTTAAAGAAGATATGCCAGTGATGTCTTTAACGCTTTGAGTTATATTTGTAGTAGCCATAGTCCGCTACATAATTTAAGTAACTTAGGGGTAAGTATGAAAACCTACCCCCAAGAACTTTGTAGCCTACTTGTAGCTTACGCTACTTTCCAGACTGCGTGAGATTCGGGCATTTGCCATTCCATACCGGCTTCGGTAAGGATCATGTCAACCCGTTTATCTGTACCAGTGTTCTCTAAGGATTGAACACCAACATAGATAGATGTATCACGAGAAACACCATTACCAGCCAGTGGCCGGTATTTACAATGTTTCATATTGATACCAAGCATCGCAACATTAGTCTGATCGAGGGCAATGTGACGAGCTACATTCATGTCGCCATAAATTGTAGATATCCTCGTCATGTCTACTCCAAACTGCTTGCCTTTACCAGTTGTGGCAAAGTTCGCAAGTCCGTTTCCTGCATCCGTACCAACAGCTGGTGACGGTGAGGAGTTCCCTGACCCGGGAATTACTGCGCCAACATTGTTAGCAAAGTAACCGGATAGTTTGTGCAACCAGTTATATACTGCTGTAGAGCAGAAGAACACAGTTGCTTTGGAGTCGTTGTACCTAGGATCAACATAATTACTTAAATCATCAAGAAATCCATCTTGAGTTTTAGAAGTTACGTCTAGCGTGAATATGTTGCCGTTGTTTAAAATATAATCAACAGCACCTTGAGTCTGGTTAATAGAACTAGCAGTATACTGCGCACCGAACAATAAGGACTGTTCAATGTCCCATTTATGTTCGATAAGTTTTTCACGCCAAATCCTGGCCCATTCATTTGGTTCATATTTAAGAACCGTTGCACGGGCAGTATTTGTCATGCCAAACTCAGTACGCCATATCTGTGTTTGTCCATAACCAGTTGCAAAAGGTTGATCATTCCATGTCTCACCAAGCAGTGCAGAACCTTCTTCGTATGTAGTGCCAACAACATATGAGCGTTGTGCCTCTAAAGAGCCAGCAATACTCAAGCTATAAACATCTACAATAGGCTTATCTGAAGCATATGATGTGTATGCACCACCGCCTGAGGCAGGGGCACGGATAACAACACCAGTAACAAGCACAACAGTCTTAGAAGTTGAGCCACCAGTTTGACCAGTATAGGTCTTAGCACCAGCTGCAGCAACAGCAGTAACACGGATTAAAATATAATCCGCTACTGTAGTTGAGCCAGAACCAGCTGCAGCACAAGGAATCTTTACGATTTGTTTAGTCATAAAGAACTCAGGTGCTGTACCAGTTGAACCTACCGCAATAGCATCAGTCGATTGACCGAATTTATTTTGAAGATTACCACCGCTCTTGTAATCGCAAGCAAAGTAAATCTTCATAGTGTCGTCTAGTGCAATAACTTCGTTAGCACCACTGTCTGCGTCATTATAGTTCTGGATTGAAGCATCATTAAATGAGTCGCTATCACCAGTAACCACATGACCAACTGCGTAAGCATATCGTCTGTGGAAGGAGGGTCTTCGTTCAGTAAATTTGAAAGAAGGATCGTCAGTAGGATTCTTAGAAACTTTTGATACAAATCTAAAAAAAGGTGATTGTGCAATCGCCAATTCTGATACCCTATCGCCAAAGTTATACTTTCTGCGAAGAACACCAGTGTTTAGATCAGTACCTAGTCGAGTACCGGAAGCACCTAAAGCGGTGTCGCCAGTATCCCAATTACTAAGATATCGGGGAGTTGTAGCCATTTATCTATTCTCCATTTATTGTGTGAAAATATCGTCCATCCCTACTTTGAGAATTGAATCAAACACGGCATCGTCCATATTTCCTTCTTCAGCTACTCGTTCTCCACTAGCTGCTAATGATTGAGGTTTTTGTCTAACATTTTTCATCTGATCTGCGACTTGTTTCCGAGTCTCATTCGCTACTTGTTGATCACGGTTCTCCCTGTTCTTCAAGTATAAAATGTCATCAAATGAGAGTTTACGGCTAGATGCAAATTCGGTGAATTCTTCCCATTCCTGCTCAGTCATTTCATGTCTTTGCCGAAATTCGTTTACTTCACTAGAGCGTTGATTCTTAGAATTCTGCTCCTTAGCATACTTGCCAACAATATTATTAACTCTTTCATTAACAACAGTATTGAAGACCTTTGCTGAGTCCGAACTTGGATTGCTGAAAGCTTCATCTGAATCGAAGACAAAATCTTCAGATAATCCCAATCGTTCCTTCATGCCTTTTGGTTGATTCTCGCCATTGATATGATCTCTAACGGTGCTAATCAAATTAGGGTCTTCTCTCATACGATCAAGTAAAGGTGCATAAGGTTCGAGTTCTTGAAGACGAGTATTAAGTCGCTTTGCTTCACGGCTCGAATCTGAGTACCGTTTTTCTAATCGTTCGAGTTCTGATGCCGGTTTGGCATCGGGTGTCTTCTCGGCAACAGGGCCCGTCTCCGGGGTTTTCTGTTCTTGAGGAGGTGCATCTTCCGTAAACGCTCCATTAACTTGGTTGTCCAAAGCTGCGAAAAAATCGCCTGGATCATTTACGTTATCTGCTGTGCCTGTTACGGCATCTTCAACAGAAACAGGACTGTCTTGCAGGTTAGCTGCTTCTTGTTCTGGCATTATATTACTCCTTTATGGTTATTAATGTCAAATTATTTTTTTTCTTTAGATTGATCTTGCATTCTTTGTCTTAAAAGCTTTTGTTGAGCTTTAGTTTCTAGAGTTTGAGACTCTACTTCTTTACTCTCGCTCCGTGTCTGATCTTTAATGCCAGCTTGGACAAGTTGTCTAGATAATGTTTCTATTGTACCATCTCTATCTTTTAATGCACCTTCTAGACTATCAACCTGAGATTTTAATTGCGAGTATATTGATTTTCTCTTAAGAATATTCTCTTTACCCCTAACATCAGTTTCTGCCAGCATAGCTATATCATCTATAAGGCCAGACTGATACCATCTAAAGTATTCTTCTAATAATGCCCATCTATTAACTGGTAAAGTCGAACCAGCTACAACTCTTACATCAAAGCGGGCAGATGAATAATCATTCCAAAGATTCACTGCATTACCTAAATCATTATACACAGGTACGTTAATTTCAATTTTTCTATCTTCTTGTATAGCCGATGCTTGGACAATCCTAAAGACTTTGTGTGCTTTATAAGTATTTTGAGCCATCATTTGAAAGCATTTCCCAACTTGCTCA